AACAAATGTTTTCAAACCTTGAAACCTTTACGCCATGCTCTGATAGACCAATATGCTGGTGATAAAGATTTTTGCCCCTTAACTCTTTTTAAAACACCACCCATTCTAGCCATGAATGATCTTTTTCTTGCTGGAATATGTTTTTTGATAGACATTTCTTTACTACCAAAATTTACTTTCTGTACTCTGCCTGTAGATTTATTCTTAACAAAAACTTTAAACTTCTTTACATCACCCCTCATGGGTTTGTTTAGTTTTACTGTTTTTCCTCTGTATTTTGCCATAAACTTTCCATATACCAATTTTCTTTATCATGCAATTAGCACAATAATAAATATCATGCTCTACTACATCTGCTCTAGCTTTACACTTGTGACATTTTTTTAACATTTATTAAAGCACCAAAGCTATAGATTAATCTTTCTCCACCAGAGATAGGAGTTGATCCATGATCTTCCATATTAGGAAATATTAACCATAAATCATTTTCTTCTAATTCAAATGTTTGACCATTGATAATTGCATCACCGCCTTGTGGTGGTTTCTTTAACATTACATTTGCTCTTGCATGAATATATCCTATTGGTGCTGGATCACGATGTATTTGAGTATAAGCACCATCTTGATCGTGTTTAAGCAACATCACACCTAAACGATCTTCTACTTGGTCAGGGAATAAATCAAATTCTTTAAATGCTTCTTTAAAAAATTTAATAGTATCTTGTTTCGCATAGCTTCTACCTTTGATACCTGATGTATTATAAATAAACTCCTGATTAGTTATTTCTAAATCATTTGCATATTGCCAATTCTTAACAATTCTGTTTTTTCTAAAGATCAATTACATCTCCCAATGGTAAAGGTTTATAATCCTCATCATCTTCATCTCTATCTTGTCTTAAATAAACTTTACCTAACCACATAGCCATTTGTGCAGAGTTAAGTTTAGTAGCTATATCAAATTGTGTTTTTCTTATGGTAGTTTTTGCCCTAGCAACCCCACGTTGATATGCTTCATCAGCTTCTTGTGATCTATATATAGTATCTTTTGAACAACCAATGATTTTGGCAATTTCTTGTTTACTGCACATATAACTAGCCATATCCTCTACTTGTTGTAGTACTTTCTCATTAAAATTAAACTTTGGTCTGCCTATAGGTTTGGCTTCTACTGTGATGATCTCTTTTTTCTTAACCATAATTAACCGACTTATGTATCGTTAAAGAATCAATTAATCTTTTTTTAATGAATATGCAAGGTAATCTAATAATTTAGGATTCTGGGAAAACAAATCACATAGACCATTAATAGTTGTTTCACATACCAGTTCTTCTTCTTTAGCTGGTAAATTCCAATGATAATGGTCTGCTATAAGGTGTACCGACTCATGTAATAATGTGTTTATAAGTGTAGTAGGCTTTAATGTTTTATCTAATATGATTTCATTTTTACTAGGTTCTATTTGTCCGTAGATACCCATTTTGTTTGCTTTCTTGTCTGAAATGTATTTGATTTTTATTTGTCTGTGTCCAAACTTAAACCCAGTAGGTTTTCTCATTTTTTCTTTTTCTTACGTTTCGTATAAGATTTTCCTTTACCAGATTTAATTTTGTATTTACCTTTGCCGAATTTCTTAGTGTAAAGTTCTGATAGCATTGATGATGTTGTGATAGCCATTAATCTACTGCTGTTATAGATATTTCGCCTGAACCAGCACCATGTCCAATAAAAGCTACTTTATCTCCTGATTTAAAACTAAATATTTCTACATGATCTGTAGGCATTAAAGGATCATTTTCTGTTGCTGTTGGGTTTGATCCAAATTTAATATGTGCATGAGTTGTTGTTGCAATTCTTACTTTACCTGATCCAGTTGTTATTGCTGCTGATTGTTCAGATGTATTTCCAACAGTATATGTGCCAGATGAAGTGTCAGGATCAATAACAGTATAATTATCCATCTATTTTTTTTTCTTAGGTTTTTTTACCATTTTGCTTATGTAAATGTTTTTAACTAAACTAACTGCCTTACCAAATAATTTATCAGCTTTTCTTTTAACTGATTTATATTTTTTAGATTTTTTATTAAATGCTTTAGGTTTACCAAGTTTTTTTGGTCTTGATTTTTCCCATACCATTTTCTTCTTAGGTGGCATTACTTTTTCTTCTTCTTTTTCATTTTGTTTTTTTTCATTGGTGGTCGTCCACGCTTTGAACCATAAGTTCCTTTTCCGTAAGGCATATTTTTCTCCTTGTTTTAATTATTAGGCGGCATCAAAAGGATATATATCATATGAAAAACAACTACTAGCCATTTTCAAAATACCGCCTAATAACTTTATAGACTTTTTTACATATCCATATACTGATCCAGAATCAAAGTTAGAAACATATACAGATGATTAAGATTTAAACTTATTCGTTTTCTTCGGCAAGTCTTTTTTTAACTAATTGCTCGTAAGCCCAATGACCACCTTTTTCTGCGGCACGTTGAAATTCATCTTTGCTATCTTCTAAGGTTTTAGTAAGGCTTCGCAACTTAGGTATGCTAGACTTAATATCTATTTTCTCTTTTTTCATATTTATTATATTACTAGTATATTTATTTAATTTCTTTAGTTTCTTTCTTCTGTTAGTTAGACTCCCTGTTAGTTTTTGGTTCTTTTTGGTATCTATATCTTGATATTTTATATATTTTTCAATGCTTATTCGCATTAAACCTCGTGTTAGACTAACTGTTAGAGTACCTGTTAGCTTTAAGTTCTTAATTGTAGTTCTAGCTGCTTGGTAAGAAATACCAAATTTATTACTAATATCAGTATAAGTAATTAATAATTCACCACGATTAAGTGCTATTCTTTTTTGACGATAAACTACTGTTACAGGTTCATAACTTGCACGACTCAATAAAAATATAAATATTGATCTATCTAATTCGTTTTTAAAATCGTTGCTAACATAGATTTTTCTATGTAATAATATCCAGCCTTTGTTCATTATCACCTTCCTTAAAATAATCAGTTGATTCGTTAAAATCTTTTACCTTTTTGCATGGACTTTGCAAACATAATTCCTTTGCTATCTCCATTGGATTAGTTAATCTAGCTTCCCAAAATTTTCTTTCATTCATGCTATGTTGTTTACTATGACAACCAAAACAAAGTGGAACTGTATAGCGATCATCTTTTCTACTCATGCCAATATTGCCAGAAGGTAATGATCTAATATGTGCAACTTGAACCGAATCACTACCACAAATTATGCATGGATATTCGGCTACAAACTTTAGATGTTTTAAAGATTTTACTAATTTTTTTTTGTTCACCTAATGTTCTTATAGCGTAGCCACTCTTGGAAGGCAAAAGAATGGCTACAATTAAAGCTAATACTTATATGTTGCATAATAGCAACACTAAAAATAATTCAACTAATTAGTTAAAATAACTATTGCAAAATATTCTAATATTTGGTTAAATACTCGTATGACAAATCAAAAGGAAGGCAACACAATGAATATAGAACAAACATGTTCAGTATGTTTCAGAACAGTAAAAACTAAAAATAATCGTATCTGGGATCATGGTTATAAAAATCATGGTATTAGAATTGGAAATTGTTTTGGTGCTAATAAATTAAGTTTTGAAGTATCAAAAGAAGGTTCTCAAAAATATTTAGTATTTTTAAGAGATGCTAAAAAAAGATTAGAAAAAGTTATTGCTGATAATGAAATAAACAAAACTTTAAAAAACAAAGACGTTAGAAAAATAAGAAGCGATCTATACGAAATCTTTATTGCAAAAAAAGATATGATAAAAAAACTAAAACAAAGGGAAGGAAAATAATGAAAACAGAAAAACAATTACAAAACTTTGGAGTTGCAGTTTACGAACCACTTGTAGATGCAATACAAAAATTAACTGAGAAACATAAGGAAAGAAAAAAACAAGAAGAAGAAATAAATTGGAATAAATTTCCTATTGTTGATGTTAGTTTGGCTAATGATAAATCTTGGGAAAAATGGGATAAGAATGATGAACACTATAATTGCAACATTGAAAAATACGAAGAACAATGTTTTATTTGTGCTAAAGGAATTAAGAATATAAAAAATTCTTACATCATTAGAGGTTATGGTTGCCCAACTCATTTAGTTCACAAAGAAGATCGTAATAAATTAGAAAATGGTGCTGGTAAAGGTGGAGATATGGGTTGTTACTTTA